ACAATGGCAGAGATTTGAGGTAAATACATCAATATCAACAGGTTCTACATCATTTTATGGAGCAGATTTTAGAGGAAGTGGAACTTTATCTGAAATAATCATATTTGGTGCAAATGCTACAAATGACCAAAATTACGCAACCTCATACATTCCAACATCGGGAGCAACAGCTACACGAAATCAAGAATTATGTAACAATGCAACACCTGTTATTAATAGCGAGGAAGGAACATTGTATTTTGAAGGTAGTGCGTTGGCTGATGATGGTTCAACAAGAAGATTAAGTATATCGGATGGAACAAATAATAATAGGGTTTTAATTGGTTATTCTTCTTCAAATCAAATTCAATTTGTTGTTTCAGACGGAGGCTCTGTAGTAGTAAATCAATTAATAACAGTTTCTGATATTACACAATTCAACAAAGTTGCGTTTAAATATAAATTAAACAGCTGTGCAATTTGGATAAATGGTCAAGAGGTAGGAACTGATACGACAGCTACTATGCCAAGTGGTTTAAATTTATTAAATTTTGACCAAGGTAATGGAACTGAAAATTTCTTTAGTAACACAAAAGGTTTAAAATATTATCCAAAAGCATTAGCAGACGTACAATTACAGGATTTAACAACAATATAATTATTTATGTCAACACCAATTTTAAAATTAATACCTTCAGGCTATAAATATGAAAAAGTTTATAATGTATTGCCTACAAGCGGAATTGGTGACTTTAGTTTTACGCGAGCAACTAAAGCGACAAGGGTTAATAGTAGGGGGTTAATTGAAGCAATAGAAACGGGAATTCCAAGATTAGACCATTATAATGGAAGTTGCCCAAGTTTATTGTTAGAAACACAAAGAACAAATAAAGTATCTACATCAAATGATTTTAATGGTAGCGGTTGGTCTTTATCTTACTTAAATGCAACCCCTAATCAATTAGTTTCACCTGATGGAACACTAAATGCGTCTAAATTAGAAATTATTGGAAATGGTCATTTAAGAAATAATTTAGAGGCAAGTTTTAATATTGGATATGCTTATTCTATTTTTATTAAAAAAGGGAATTCAAGATTTATAACAATACGTTCCGTTTTTTTTACTCAATCCTTTAATGTCGGTTTCGATTTAGATACTTTAACCGCAGAAACTAACGGTAAGATAGAAAATTATGGTAATGATTGGTATCGATTATCAATATCAAAAAATATAAGTACGGATGCGGACAAAAGCGGTTTCTTTTATGTTTATCTGCCAAATAGTTTAGGTTCTCAAACATCCGTAAATGGTAATTATGCTTATTTTTATGGTGGCCAAATCGAAGATGGTAATTTTATTTCAAGTTATATACCAACCATAAATTCAGCAGTAACCCGATTAAAAGAAACAGTTAATAATTCGGGAAATCTAAATACAATTGCAAACACTAATACGGTAGTTTTAAAATTTATTCCTATGGGTTTTGATAATAATTTTTATGAATTATTGAGGTTTTCCGATGGAACTAATCAAATAGCTTTAGAAGGTTTTTCTACTAATCTTTATAATATATTTGGTGACGGATTAACGGCTTCCGGAATGGTTAATGGTGGCTTACAATTGAACGAAGGGAATATAAATATTATTTCATTTTCATATAGTGGTACATCTTTAAGGTTTTCGCACAATGGCAATACAATATTCACAACAACACCAACGGCAAATTTGCCAACAATAACAGAAATATCCCACAGTTTGGGTGGGTTAATTCCGATAAAAATATTGGCGTTAGATGTTTATAATGAATTTAAAACACAACAAGAATTAAATAGTTTAACAACAATATAACCACTAATAGTTATAACTAAAAGAGTAACAATTACACACGTTTAATTAACAAGAGTAAATATTATGAAAATATACAAAACAGTATTCGACACAGAGCAACAAGGAAAACAAGTCTTAATTGATAAAGAAGTTTGGAAAGAAGTAACGGAAGAAAGCGTTACATCAATGCAGTATATTAACGGCACAAAAGGAGTTGTTTATATTGGTAAGGTTGTAAAGGTTCAAGGTACTTACGGGCCTGATGGTCAAGAGATAACACCGCCAATTTATTACGATGGTGTAGCTTACGACATAATGAGCACCGACGATTTAGATTTTGGAAATAATGAGGTTTATCCGGCTGATAATGCAGCACATCAATTTTATGGTTTTGCAAGAAATGCAGAAGTACCAAAAAAATAAACAATGAAAAAATTAGCTAATTTTATAAGCAGCATAAGAACAGACCACAAAGCGCATTTAATAGTAGGTGTTTTAAGTGGTTTCCCGATGGTTTTATTATTTGGTAACATTGGCGGATTAATTGCGATTATTATTTATGCATTAAAAGAGGTGGTTTTTGATAAATTATTAGGTAAAGGCAAAATGGAATTTTTAGATTGGCTTTATAGTTCAATACCCGTTTTTCAATTACTAATTATTCACAACCTTTAACATTTGAATATAAAAAATAAAATAAATAAATATTTAGTATATTTACAAAAAATTAAATAACAATTAAAATAATAAATAAATGGCTACAACCGGAGTTTTTAACGGAACAAATTTAATCTTACAAGTTGAGGGCGCAACAGTTGGTCATACAACAAGTTGTTCACTTTCTTTGTCAATGGATACACCTGAAGCAACAACAAAAGATTCAAACGGATTTTCAGAATATATTGGCGGCGTAAAAGGCGGTGAATTATCTTTTGAAGGTTTAATTGCTTATGATGATGCATCAAATGCAATCGAAATGGCTGATTTTCTTTTGGCAAGAACACAATTAACTTGCGTTTTTGGAACTGCTGAAGCGGGTGATGCAATTTTTACGGCTGAAGGTTTTCTTTCAAGTGTTGAAATGAGCGCTGAAATGGAATCTGCGGTGACTTATTCAGGTTCAATCACTTTAACCGGTGCAATCGTAAAATCATCAAACTAAATTAAATTTAGTTTTTACATAATAAAAGGCATCGTATTTAATGCGTTGCCTTTTTATTTTTATTAATCAAATCTTTTAAATAATGACAAACAAAAAAAGGGGTTATATTGATATAACCATTGAGGGCAAAAAAAAGACTTTACATTTTTCGATGAACTTTTGGGCGGAATTTACCGAACAAATGGGCATTTCACTTCAGGAAATCGGTTCTGTTTTTGAATCCGGTATTTCATTAAACGGTTTACGGGCCTTAATTTATTCAGCGGTTTTAGCAAACGACTTGGAAAAGGGAAATGACGTTGATTATACGTTATATTCTGCGGGTACGTGGTTGGATGATATAAGTGCCGAAACAATAAATGATATTGTTGAAACAATGGCACAATCTAAAATTTTAGGTAATTCATTGAATAATGATTCAAAGATTCCGGCAAAGCCGAAGCCGTCAAAGAAATAGTAAATTTTGAAACTTTAACCGATTATTATATTGGGCAAATAGGTGTTTTGCCTGATGATTTTTGGCGGCAAACGTGGCGGGAAAATGGTTTAATTGCTGAATCTTACCATAATAAAATCAATTTAAATTGGGAGCAAACGCGATATTTGGCCGTTATGGTTTACAATGTTAATTGTCAAAAGAAATCACAAATGCTAAAACCTGAACAATTATTTGAATTACCTTCAGATGTTCAAAGGAAAAAGAAACGTTCAGAACCAAAATCCACACCTGAAGAAATGAAATCATTTTTGGATAAATATAATGCAATGACCAATAAAAAGACGTTTAAATAAAAGCGTCTTTTTTTTTGTATTTTTGTCTAACTACATTTTTAATAATATTATGGCACAACAAGAATTAAAAGTTAACATTTCCGGTGATAGTTCAAAGTTAAATTCGGCTTTATCTTCGGCAAGTTCAAAACTTTCAGCGTTTGGTTCAAAGATGCAAAACGTTGGAAAATCAATGACAACAAAATTAACTTTGCCATTGGTGGCGGTTGGTGGTGCTGCAATGAAAATGGCGTTTGATTTTGATAAATCTATGACGTCAATAACGGCCCTTGTTGGGGTTGGTGCAGATGAAGTTGCTAAAATGGGTGATACTGCTAAAAAAATGGCAGTTGATACCGGTAAAAGCGCAAATGAAGCCGCTGAAGCGTTGTTTTTTATAACTTCCGCGGGTTTACGTGGTGAAAAAGCGATGGGCGTGTTAGAAGCGTCTTTAAAGGCTGCGGCGGTTGGATTAGGTGAAACAAAAACAATTGCTGATTTATCTACTTCAGCATTAAATGCATACGGTGAAGAAAATTTAAGCGCTTCGGGTGCAACTGATATATTAACGGCGGCGGTTCGTGAAGGTAAATTGGAGGCTTCACAATTAGCGGGCGCAATGGGCGGCGTTATTCCTATTGCTTCCAATATGGGGGTTCGATTTGATGAAGTTGCTGCGGCAATGGCTGCAATGTCGAGAACGGGAACAAATGCCGCTGAAGGTGCAACGCAATTAAACGCAATATTAGCGTCTTTAAAGAAGCCAACAACTGACGCGGAAATGGCATTCCAAAAAATGGGAATGTCAACTGAAAGCGTTCAAAAATCATTAAGTGAACAAGGTCTTTTGGCAACCTTGGAAATGTTACAAAACGGATTAAAACAAACCGGCCAAGATACAACGGCAATATTTCCAAACATTAGAGCGTTAAAAGGGGTTTTGGATTTAACGGGTGCGGGATTAGAGAGCAACAGACAAATTTTCGATTCATTAACCAAATCAATGGGCGCGACTGATGAAGCGTTTGAAAAAACATCACAATCAGCGTCTTTTAAAATGACAAAATCATTGAATGCAATGAAAGCGTCTTTAATTGAGGTGGGAAATGTTATTTTGGTTGCATTAGTTCCGGCGGTTCAAAAAATAGCGGGTTTTTTAACAAATATGTCAGATAAATTTAAATCATTATCGCCAACAATGCAAAATGCAATTGTAGGGTTTGCCGGAATTTTAACAATAGCCGGCCCGTTGATTATAGTTTTTGGAAAATTAGCGGTTGGACTTTCTGCATTAGGCCCTTTGTTGCCTATTGTGGCATCAGGTTTTAGATTATTAACTGCGGCAATGATTGCGAACCCAATTTTAGCCGTTGCGGCTGCGATTGCTGCAATTGGAATTGCTATTTTATCATATAGTAAAGCGCAAAAATCCGCATTAAAAGACTCTTTAAATATTAGTCAAATAGAAGAAAAAATTTCTGAAAAAAGAAAAAAATTAGCTAAAGAACAACAAAAAATTACAGAAGGTTACGGCGGGCAAGTTATTAAAAACGTTGATAATTTAAAAAAAGAAATTAAAGAACTACAAGAAAAGAAAAACGTTTTAGCTAAAATTGAAAAATCAACAAAAGAAACCGCTTCAGCAGAAACACCAACAACAACACCAACAACAACACCAACAACAACACCAACCGAAATAACGATTACGCCGGTAATTGACCCGGAAGCGGCGGCAAAGTTAAAGGCTATTAGCGACGAAATGAATAATGCGCTAATTACTAACGATGCTTTAGCGTACAAAGCGAGAAAAAACGAGGCTAAAAAATATTATGATAATTTAATTTCTTTATCTTCAAAAGATGCCGAAAAACAAAAAGCATTAACAAAAGCAAAAAATGCAGCTATTGGAGCAATTGAAGCAGAAGAAGAAAGCCGTATTTTAGGCATAAAACAAAGAATTGCGGATTCAACTAATTCAAGCGATGAAGAACGTAAGAAGTTAGAAATTGAGGGCGTTAAACTGCATTACGCGGAACTTTTAAGATTAGCAACCGAAAACGGAATGTCTACGGCTGCATTATTAATTGCGCAAGGTGAAGCAATAGCTTTAATTAATGACGAACAAAGAGCGTCAGCAATGGAAAGGGCTTTAGCATTTAACGAGGGTATGAATGAAATTATTACCGGCGGATTGAATAATTTAGCGGTCGGAATTGGTCAATCTTTAGGTAAAGCCTTGGCAAACGGTGGTAATTTGGCCCAAAGTTTATCAAAAGTGGTACTCGGAACAATCGGAAGTATGGCATCTCAATTAGGTAAATTAGCTATTGGAATTGGGATTGGGGTTAAAGGAATTGTGGCATCTTTAAAATCTTTAAATCCGGCCGTTGCAATTGCCGGGGGTATTGCATTGGTGGCATTAGGAGCGTTTGCAAGTGCGCAAGCCGGAAAAATTGGTTCCGGTGGTGGCGGTGGTGGTGGTGCAACTCCATTCGCAAAAGGTGGAATCGTTTCAGGCCCAACAATGGGATTGGTTGGTGAATATCCGGGTGCAAAATCAAATCCGGAAGTTATAGCGCCATTAAATAAATTACAAGCTATTATCGGAAAAAGTGGCGGTTCAACTAATGTAAATGTCGGCGGACAAATTAGATTGGAAGGGCAAGATTTATTGATTGCGATTGAAAGGGCGCAAGAAACGGCCGGAAGAATTTATTAATAAAACAAAAAAATGGCATACGGCGTAAAATATAGATTAGAATTTTCCGATGTTTTAGGATACGGAAAAAAAGTTGAAATATTAAAAAAAGATTATACCGGCGAAGTTTTACCAATGATTGGCGGCGCTGAACCCGTAACAATTAAATGGAATTCGTCAGATGATTTTTATAAACCGTTAATTGGTTCACAATGTACGTTGGAATTGATGGTGACAGATTCCGTTCAATATGATGATTTTTATAAATTTGACGAACGAGAATTTAAAGTAAAAGTTTCATATTCTAAAAGTATTTCACAATCCTACGCCGATAGGGTTACAGATGATAACGGTATTTATGAAAATTTAAAATGTATTGATTCTGTTTTAGGTTATTTTGATACAACATCAATAAATTATGCCGATTATTGGGTTGGTTTTTTGGTTGTTGATAGGTTTACGGAACGAATAACATCAACGCCATATAGTATAAAATTCAACGCATTTGACGGAATCGGTACATTAGGCAATTATGATGCGCCTTTAAGTGTTTACAATCAAAGTTCTTCATATTTAGGGTTGACAGATTTAGAACGTATATCTAAAATATTAGAAAATTTAGATTTAGATTTGGATATTGTTTTTATGAACGATTTGAATTATTTAATTCCTGAAGACCAAGTAAGTACGGCACAATTTCCAAATTCAGTAACTTTTGAAAAGGAAAATCTTGAATTATTTAAAGGATTGGATTTATATTCAGCTAAAAAACAATTAGAATTACTATTGTCTTTGTATAATATGAGGATTTACCAATCATTTGGGAAATGGTACGTTGTTGAGGTTACAAATAATTTTGATACAACTGTAAAAAACAATATTGTTGATTTAAATTATTTCCAACAATCACCGGATAATATAAGGGAATTAATAACACGAAGATTAAATTCAATTAATGGTGAATTTATATCATCAAAAAGGCATAATTATTTAGGAGTGTTACAAGGAACCGAAAACGTTTCAACAGTTAACACCGTACCGGAACAGTTAAAACCTATTAAAAACAATTTAAATAGGGAATATTTGCAACCTTTGCAAAGCATAACAAAAACATTAAGCACAACACAATTCGATAAATCATTTTACAACTCAAATCCGGGTTTTGAATACGGATTAAATGGTTGGAATGTAACATCGTCCCGGGCCGTAATTGCTACAAATACAATTGATAGGCAAGGCGCAAAATCCATATATTTAGACGCATCAACTTCGGGTGATTTGGAATGTATTTCAAATATTGTTCCTAATACATTAATTTGGAATACCGTTTTGTCTGATATAAAATATCAATTTTCTTTTTATGTTGATTCAACTGTTTCAAATTTAGGAATGAAAATAAGATTTCAAATATATTCGGAAGGTTTTTCAAGTGCGCCGGATATTTATTTTAATTCAACGACGGGAAATTGGCAATCTTTAGCAATTATTAATGAAATTGAAAATTTTGATAATAACCAATTTGTAAATGTTTCAAGAACATTAAAAAATCCTTTTGATGATGGTTTTGGTACTGAATCACAAAGAAGATATTTACAAATAAAAATATTTAATACAACTGCCGGACAGACGGGAACCGGTTATATTAAAACTTATTTTGATAATGTTTCTTTTTCGCAAGATAGTTCCGTTTTTGGTTCCTTATTTAATACGAATCAACCAAAATCGACAAATATAATTGCAACAAGAACAACTAACAGTTTATATAGTTCAAATAAAAAAACAGATTCAATTTTGGCGCCGGGAATTGGTGTTTTTCAGAATTGGTACCGAAGCCGGGATAAATATATTTTTCAAGGTCAAAACAAATATCAAACAATCAGCAACATAACAAATCAATCAATTATGAATGATTTCAGAGAGTTTTGCACCCGTTACAATGGAACTTTTAGGATTAACAATCCAACGCCTTTAGCATTGGTAAATAAACTTTGGTTTAATTGGGTTGATGTTTTACAAGACCCTGAAGCGTCTATAATTGACGGGATGACGTACAAAGTTAAATCCGGTGAATTTAATGTAATGGCACACCTTCCAAATAATGACAATGATTTAAATATTGATATAAGAATAACGAATTAAATAAACTTTTTTTTGTTTTGTTTGTCAGCCGCTTATTTGTATTTATTTACATTTAGGCGGTTTTTTTTGCTTAAATGTTTTTTTTATTGAAAATTTATTTTTAATTTCGCAGTAAATAAAACAACAAAAAATATGTTCGAACAAAAATTTAAAAACGAAATGAAGCGTTTAAATTTAAAACGCTATGACGTTTGTGCTTTATTAAGTTGCACAATGCCAACATTAAAATCACGATTAAAAAACCCGATGACTTTCACAATTGCGGAAATTATTATTTTGCAACAAAATGATTTTCTTTTGTCGGGAATTTCTGAAAATTTAAACATTTAAAACAAAAACAAAAACAATGGAAAAATTACGACAAATTCAGGCCGAATTGAAAGCGCCAAAGAACCAAAGAAATAATTTTGGGAAATACAATTACCGAAGTTGTGAAGATATTTTGGAAGCCGTTAAACCGCTTTTAAAAAAATACGAATGTACCTTGACAATTTCCGATGAAATAAAACAATTGGGTGATATTATTTTTGTAGAATCTACGGTAATTATATCGGATGGCGATGATGAAATTCATACAATGGCGCAAGCGGGAATTGACCCAAACCGTAAAGGAATGGATATTGCCCAATCTTTTGGAAGCAGTAGCAGTTATTCGCGGAAATATGCGTTAAATGGATGTTTTTTAATTGACGACAGTAAGGATGCGGATTTTACAAATACACACGAGAAAACACCTTCAAAAGCCGTTGAAACGGATGGCCGCAAATGGTTAACCGAAGCGCAATTGAATGCAACATTAAAATCAACGGAAGTTCAGGCCCAAAAGGTTTTGAATACTTTTAAGATGAAAAAAGAATATAAAGAAAAAATAATCAGTAAGTTTAATTTAAATAAATAAGTAATATTATGAGTACACAAACAGAAAAAGTTTTTGCAGATGGTTTTTTAGTAAAAAGAAATGATTCGGCGCCGGAATTTGTATTGGCATCGGTTTCATTAAAAGTTGATGAAGCGATTGGCTTTATAAAAGCAAACGCCAACAATGGTTGGGTTAATATCGATTTAAAACGTGGCCAAAGCGGAAAATGTTATGCAGAATTAAATACTTGGAAACCTAAAACGCAAGGTGAAGGAAATTCAACAAGTAAAAAGGATGATTTACCTTTTTAAGTAGTTAATTTTAAATTAAATTAGTGCGGTTCTTAATTGAATCGCATTTTTTTTTAAATTATTTTTAAATAAAGTTGTGTAATTGAAAAAATTCTTTTACTTTTGAAGTGTTAAACAAACAAAAACAAATATTATGAAAACATTTTTAGACATCACAAACGAGTTAATGAAAGAAAAAAACCTTGCATACTCACCAAAAACTTTTAACAATATATTTAATGAAGTTAAGTCTACACCTAAATATATTGAAAGCAATGAAAAATGGAATAATTGGTTGTTAAGCATAGCGCCAAAACAAAAAGAGCAAACATTTTCTTTTATGAGTAATCATTTAACAACAGATAATAGATTAAAATAAAAACATTAAGGGGTGTAAAAACCCCTTTATAAAAACCGGGGTTCGATATCCCGTTAAGTATAAATAAAACAAAACAAATTATGGATAAATTAATTGAATTTTTAGAATTTAGGGTTCAGGCTTTAGAGAAAAAAATAATAGAATTAGAGCAAACAGTAAAGGAACAAAACAATTATATATTAAGCGAAACACAAAACAAATAAAATGAAAACAAAATTTGACTCAAACGAAATATATCATTCATCGCCCGGAATAAGTGCATCGGGTTTAAAAACAATCTTTAAAAAATCGGTTTATCACTTTTTAAATCAAAAACGTTTTGAATCTTCTGCAATGGCTTTAGGTTCTGCGGTTCATTGCGCTATGTTAGAACCCGAATTGTATTATAAAGATTATCACGTTATGCCTAAAATAGATAGGCGTACAAAAGCCGGAAAAGAGGCATTCGAAATTGAAACAAAAAAGGCTGAAGGGAAATTGTTGTTGGCAGCGGATGAACACGATAAAATAACTAAAATATTAAATAATTTTAGAAATCACGATTTGGCGCAAAAGTATTGCAAAGGTGAAATCGAATTATCGCATTACAGACAATACGAAAACATTGATGTAAGAATTAGGCCGGACGCATTAAATAGAATTGAAAACTTTATTTCAGACGTTAAGACTTGCCAAGATAATGCACCAATGGCATTTAAAAGGGATGTTTACAAATATGGTTATCATTTACAAGCGGCATTCTATTCGGATATGTTGGGGGTTCCGGCTGAAAATTTCCGATTTATCGCCGTTGAAACAAATTATCCTTTTTCAGTTGAGGTTTACGGGTTAAGTAGTGAAATGATTGAACAAGGTCGCAAGGGTTGGAAAAGGGCTTTTAACGATTGGAAAATATACGTTGAAACGGGTATTATTTCGGGTTACAATTGGAATGAATTTAATAATGACGGAAGTTTAGTTTTATAAATATGGTTTTAGATAATTTAATAAATAGGGTTAACAAACATTTTGATGTTGATATTACACAAAATTCAAGAAGGCGAGAAATAGTAATGGCGCGCGCTGCATTTTATTGGCTTGCAAGAAAAAAAACAAGACACACAACAACACGAATTGGTTCAATTGTTAACCGCGACCATAGTTCGGTAATATATTCAATGAATAATTTCGAAAATTGGATTAATTGCGATTTACATTTTAAAAATGAATTCGAAAAGTTACGTAAAATAGTATTTAATGAATTAAGTGTTGAAGATTTAATGAAAAAAAAGGTATTAGTTAAGTATAAATTCCTTAAAATTGCAAAGAATCTTTTACTTGTTGAAGTTGACAAATTAAAAAAAGAGTTATAAAATAAAAATATAATGAAAAGAAATCCATTTGAAAAATATTTAAAAGGTGAAGATTTATTGCAAAGGGCCGTAATGAATTATATTATTATGCAATATCCAAAGGCAATTTTCACGCATCCAATGAATGAAGGAAAACGAACGCCATTTGAACAATATAAAATGAAATATTTAGGTGCAAAACCCGGAATTCCTGATTTATTAATATTTACACCAAACGATAAAAAGAACGGATTAGCGATTGAATTAAAATATAAGTATAATAAACCGACACCAAACCAAAAAGAATGGCTTAAATGGCTTGAAAATAGCAATTGGAAGGTTGAATGGCACAATAATTTTGAAGATTGCGTAAAAACAATTGATAATTATTTTAATAATGAAGTTTAAAATTTAGTAAAAATGAAATACAACGATGTTTATTTTGATGACACAAACCAAAAAATTAGATGGACACAATCAACGCCCGAAAATCTTCCAATTACATACGACTATGTAGGTAAGACAACAAGGGTTGAATTTGATTTGTTAATAGAATTACTTTGGCAGAGATACGAAGATTCAATTATTGACTTAAAAGATTTAAAAAAAATCTTCAATGATTTACGTGTTTTTTGTGATTCAATAAAAAATAACTATAATTTATAGTTAAAATATTTATATTTGCATTGTTATGTCGTGGTAACAATATAAAAAATTAATAGATACCCTATTGATGATGCGACCACGACCGCTGATTTGATAGGGTAATTCTTTTTAAAATATGGAAATAAATAAAATTTACAAACCGAAAAAATTTGATTTTTTTACAGTAGTTCCAAATAATATTTTCAGGCACAAAGATATTTCAGCAAGTGCAACCGGATTATATTGTTGGCTTTTTTCACACGAAGCAAAAACAGAAATGACAGTTCAATTTATTTGCGGCCATTTTAAAGACGGAAAAGACGCCATTAATAAAAGAATAAAAGAACTAATCGATGAAGGTTTTTTGGTACGTAAAGAGATGCGAAATGGCGGTAAATTTGCCGGATATAACTATTATTTGAATGACAAACCCAACAAGGCAACCAAAAACCACCGCAACCGGAAAAACCGCGACGGTAAAACCGCGACGGTAAAACCGGGCCCGGTTAATCCGCAACAAAGTAATACTATAAACACTAATGTAATAACTAATAAAAGAAATACTAATGTACGAAGTGCCACAAAATCAAAAACGCCTTTGTACAATGAAATAACATTAAAGGCATTTCCGCATTTTGTAGAATTATTTCCTATTCAGTACAAACCAAAAGGCGAAACTCAAAAAAACAAATGGTTGGATTGTTTAGACAAACTTCAAAGAATTGATAAATACAGTTTGCACGATGTTTATGAAGTTACAAAAACACTTCGAAATGATGAATTTTGGCAAACTAATTTTTTAAGTATTTTAAAATTTAGAAATTTAGACAAAAACGGAATTAAATACATTGACCGTTTTATGTTAAACCAAAAGGCAAAATCAAAACCGGTTGGTTATTCAAAAGTAAAGGGAATAATTGAATATTTTATTTACAATAGTGCTGCGGACGGAAACAAAGAATTGGGAGCAAAAACAAAAGGCGGAAACTTATTCGAATTTCATATTAAGCAATTAATGCACACAAACGAATTTGATGAATTAAAAGAATATGTAATTATAAATAAATAAATAATGGAAATAAGTAAATATCAAATATTGGGTTTGTACAAATACAAAAATGAATTTCAGGTAATTGATTCATTGAAAAGTATTGTTCAGTTTCAAGGCACTAAAAAAGAATGTAAAGAATATATAAAAATATATTACGAGAATATAAATAGCAAATAACGCTTTAGAATATATTTAAAGACGTTTAGCGGTACTTTTAATAAATTTAGGTGCAATTATATAGATTTTAAAATATATACCCTTAAAAAGCATTTATTAGTTTTCACAAAACATTAAATATTAAAAACAAAAACAAAACAAAATGAACAAACAAAACAAAGAATTAAAAAGCGGATTGGAACTTTTATTATTATTGGATTTAACCTTGGCAACAATGGATGATTACCATTTAAAAGGCCCGGTAAAAAATAAGGCGAATTTATTCCGCAACGCTTTAGAAAAACAAATTAATACTTCAGTTGATTACGTTATGGGTTACAATGAAGATTTTTTTCAAAACGCATCAAAAAGAAAAGAACGAATGATTAAACAATTGGCAAATTTAGATGAAGCCGATAATATTTTAATTAGTGAGTTTATAAATAAATTTATTGAAAATATTGATATTGCAAGAAAAAAAGGAATTGTTTTTTTTGATAAACTTTTGTAAAAAAAGCTATGTAATTAAAAAAATTCTTTTACTTTAGCCGAAACAAAAACAAAACAAATGAAAACATTCAACGATTTTAATATTGATATCGGAAATAAAAACGCCGGTAAAACAAAAACAAAATGCCCAAAATGTAGCGATACACGAAAAAATAAACGTGATAAATCTTTGTCAGTAGATATTGACCAAGGTTTATTTAATTGCCACAACTGCGGTTGGAGTGGAACAACTAAATTCCAAAAGAAACCCGAATTTATTAAGCCAAGAAAAATTGATGTTAGTTTAAGCAAAGAACTAATTAATTGGTTTGAATCACGTAAAATTTCTGAATCAACTTTGGTTCATTGGAAAATCGGCGAATCAAAAGAATATTTCCCGCAAGTTGGTAAAGAACGCCGCGCAGTTAATTTTAATTATTACCGAGAAAAAGAATTGGTAAACGTTAAGTTTAGAGATGCAGAAAAGAATTTTAAAATGGTTTCCGGTGCTGAACTTATTTTTTACGGATTGGATAACATCAAAGAAATGGAAACCGTTTATATCGTTGAAGGAGAAATGGACGCGCTTTCATTGCACGAATGCGGAATTTATTCTGTTTGTAGTGTACCAAATGGCGCATCAAAAGGAAATGCACGTTTAGAATATTTAGATAATTGTTTCGAATACTTTAAAGAAAAAAAACAAATTGTTTTATGTACTGATAATGATGAAGCCGGTTTGGAATTACGTAATGAATTGGCCCGAAGGTTTGGCGCGTACCGTTGTAAATATGTTGAATTTGGCGATTTTAAGGATGCTAACGAGGTTTTAATTGAAAAGGGTGCGCAAGCATTAAGGGATTTTATAAAAGACTCTAAAAACTTCCCTTTAGAGGGCGTTTTAAATATCAATGATATTTGGCAAAATGTATTAAATTTCAATGAAAACGGAATTAAAAATTATTCAATAGGTTTACCAAATTCAGATTCTTATTTTAAATTAGCATTGGGTGAATGGACAGTTGTAACGGGAATACCAAATTCCGGGAAATCGGACGTTGTAGACCAAATTTGCTGTAATATGGCGGTAAATTATGATATGCGTTGCGCTATGTTTGCGCCTGAATCATTTCCGTATGAAGGCCATATAAAAAGAATTGCAAATAAATTAAATGAAAAAAATTGTGATAATACCGATTTAAATAATACTAAAGATTTTATCGAGGACCATTTCTTTTGGATTAAAATTGATTTGGAAAATTTATCTTTAGAGGGAATTTTAAATGCATTTAGAGAATTGGTATTTCAAAAAGGAATTAACGTTGTAGTGATTGACCCTTGGAATATGTTAGACCATTCGGCCCAACGCGACCATTCATATATCGGAAAAGCGCTTTCACTAATTACGCAATTTTGCCAACAAACAAACACGCATTTATTTTTAGTGGCGCACCCAAGAAAAATTGAATCTGAAAATGGTAATTATAAAAAACCAACTTTATATGATATTTCCGGAAGTGCGGATTTCTTTAACAAAGCATATAATGGAATGATAGTTTTTAGATGTATTGGCCAAAAAACGCAATACAAATCAGATATCGTAAAAATGTATGTTGAAAAGGTAAAGCGTAAAGAAAACGGCCAATTGGGTGAATTTGAAATTGCACCTGATTTTGATTCCGGCGGTATTTATAAAGATATAAGTTTACAGAATAAAAAGTTTGAAGTAATAACCGATAACGTACCATTTTAATGCCTAAAAAAAAGATTCAAAGATTTAAAGCAGTTACCGAAAGCCATTATAAGGCGATGCAATGGTGTTTAAAAAATAACATTAAAGTTTATGTAAAGCCAACTAAAAAAGGGTTAAAAGTTGAAATAAACGACAATGATAAAATAAATTGTTCGCCTATCTTTTACACAAACACCGATGCTTGCGATAAGTGTTGGGAACTTTATTTGTATATTTACAAGAAATATTGGACGGTATAAAATGAATAAAAAATGGAAATAAATTTAATTCTAATTGCACCAAATGCGATGTTGTTGGGTTGGCAATATTATAATCACGAACCCGGTTTTGAATTTAATGAAATAAATATTTATTTAATTTTTATGCAGTTTCAATTTAGATATTAAAAAATCTTATGCGTAAAATTGTAGATATAAAAACGATTAAAGAAACGCCAAACAATCCGCGTTTTATTAAAGACCCAAAATTTAAACTATTAGTTCAGTCAATTAAGAAATCACCTTGGATGATGGATATTAGGCCAATTGTAGTTGATGAAACAATGACAATACTTGGCGGAAATATGCGCTTAAAAGCGTGCAAATCGGCCGGGATGTTTGAAATTCCAATTCATATTGAAAGCGGATTGACTGAAGCACAAAAAAGGGAATTTATAATAAAAGACAATTCCGGATTCGGTGAATGGGATTGGGATATTTTAGCAAATGAATGGGATGTAAAACAACTAATTGAATGGGGTGTTGATTTACCGGTTTTTGATTTACCTTTAGATGATGAACAACCAAAAGACGAAACAGATGATGATGATAAACACGTTTGCGAGTTGTGCGGACGTTAAAATAAATATCAATGACTGAAAAATCTACAATAGAATTTCTAAATTCAAAAGGCCTAAATTTAGTTAAGGCAAAAAATCAATTTAGTTATTTTGATGCTTCAGATGATAGTTATTTAGTTGAAATAAAAAACAGAAAAAAATATTATAGCGACAAGTTAATCGAATCAATGAAACTTTATTCGAACTTTCAGCAATCAGTTATTCAAGGCAAAAAACTTCTTTACGTTGTTACAGATGAAAAAGGTGTTTGGATTTTTAATATATCCGATTACATTGATGTAATTATAAAAACACCGCCTAAAGTATTAAATTTACCTAAAACAACGGAATTTGGTAATACTGATAAAATACCAAAATACTGCTACACTTTACCTGAATCAATAGCAAAGCATTTTAAGTTTTCGTAAAGTTTTCGTAAATAAATGAAAAAATTCTTTTAAAAAGTTTGGTAATTGAAAATATTCTTTTATATTTGTAGTGTCAATAAGACGAAACAAAACAAAAACAAACAATATGACTTTTAACAATTTTTTTAATACAGATTTTACAACTTTTAATAATAACGGAATTGAATTATTTAAATCTATGCTACAAAGCAAAGGTTTTAAAGAGGCAAGGTCTGATTGGTTTCAATGTGGTTCTACATCTGCTATTAAGTATGTATTTAGAAATGAAACAAAGTTTGTTTCTTTTAGTCACGACAATAACAAAAGAATAGAAGTTTCTAATTACGGATTAAACTAAAAACAAACCGGGCCGTTAATTCGGCCCATTATAAAAACAAATATTATGAAAGAATCATTAACAATTTTACACGAATACGCAATTGCATCTGATAATTTGTGGCTTGCTTCTAAATTACAATTATTAGAAAAAGAAATTAAAATTGAAATTTTAAAAGAAAAACTTTTATTGCTTGACAAGTTTTCAGAGGAACAAAATTTAATTTTAAACGAACCAAATTAATAGACGTATTAATGTAAATTACCGTATGTATTTAGGCAACGGTTTTCCCTTTAGAAATAAAGGGTTTTTTTATATCCGTTAATTTATTTAACTTTGCGTTATGGCAGCAAAAACAAACATATTAAAAAGGAGTCTTTTAGATGCGTTGGAACAATCGCTTGGAATCATCACAACGGCTTGCAAAATAGTTGGATGCAATCGTTCAACTTTTTACGGGCATTACAATCGCGATAGTGAATTCAGGGCCGCAGTAGATGATATTCAAAACATTACTTTAGATTTTGCAGAATCGCAATTGCACAAACAAATAAAAGACGGGAACACAACCGCAACAATCTTTTACTTAAAAACTAAAGGAAAAAAACGTGGGTACATTGAAAGGCGTGAAGTTGAAATGACCGCCGAAGTATCAACAACCAAACTTTCATCTGAAGCACAAAAGAAAATAGACGATATTTTAAACGATGAGTATTAACGAAATAATTAGGGAAAAATGCGAAAATTCCTTGTTATTCTTTACGCGTTATATTTTTAAAGAAAACACCGGGAAACGATTCGAAGCGGCTGAATTTCATAAAACGTTGGCTGATACACTTGAAAAAGTAAGCAACGGCGAAATCAAACGTTTGATAATTAACATTCCGCCAAGGTATGGGAAAACAGAATTGGCGGTAAAAATGTTTATTGCTTGGAGTTTGGCAAAAAATCCTTCATCAAAATTTATTCATTTATCTTATTCGGATGCTTTAGCTTTGGACAATAGTTCGGCAACAAAAGAATATATAAATTCGGATGCGTTCCAACGTGTTTGGAATATAGGATTAAAAAAAGATTCACAAAGCCAAAAGAAATGGTACACAACCGAAGGCGGCGGAGTTTACGCAACATCTTCAGGGGGTGCAATTACGGGATTTGGTGCCGGAAGTGGTGGCGCAATTATAATTGATGACCCGTTAAAGCCTGATGATGCTTTATCGGACGTTAGAAGGTCTTTTATTAATAATCGATACAATACAACCATTCGTTCAAGGGTTAACAGTCGTGACGTCCCTATTATCGTAATTATGCAACGATTGCACGAGGAAGATTTATCCGGGTATTTGTTGGACGGTGGTTCAGGTGAACAATGGCATCATTTAAAATTGGCTGCATTGGATGATGAAAACGTCCCGTTGTGGCCGGAAAAGCATTCGTTTGATGAACTCGAAGCAATTAGGCAAGCCGACAGATATACATTTTCGGGCCAATATTTGCAAATTCCTTCACCGCCTGAAGGTGGCGAATGGCGAAAGGCTTGGTTTCAAAGCATTAATAAAGCAGAAATTCCGGGTGATGTTGTTTGGGAAATGTATATTGATGGAGCGTATACAAAGGACACTAAAAATGACCCTACCGGAATACAAATCAGCGGTAAAAGTGGCGATAATTTATATATTTACAAAAGCATTGATAAATATTTGGAAATGCCTGAATTGAAATCTTTTATTGGTAATTTTGTTAAGTCGTGCGGGGTAAATGTTACGCAAATATTAGTCGAACCCAAAGCATCCGGTAAATCATTAGTTCAATTGTTAAGGCGTGAAACTAATTTCAATGTTTCAGAACTTAAAACAAACTTTGTTAGATATTCAAAAATAGAACGTGCGCGCGCATCTTCGCCATTTATTGAAGGTGGTCGGGTTTATTTAGTGAAGGATAATTGGAACGAAGCATTTATTCAGCAAGTAAGTACTTTTCCGAATGCAAAACACGATGAACATATTGATGTCACTTCATACGCTATTGAAAGGAACTTAATAAATAATTTCTTCATAGTTTAAAACAATTATTAATTTTGTATTTTTACGAAAATTTTACACTAAAATAAAATATGGCTTCATTTGTAGATAAATTAAAATCAATTTTAAGTAAAAACCAAACACAAAACACAAATTTAAATTATAACAAGGCGATTTATAATTGGTTAGGTGATTCAATTGTTTGGAATTCTGAAAATGATGATTCATATATAACCGAGGGTTATCAAAAGAATGCAACTATTTATTCGTTAATAAATTTAATTTCCAAAGCGGCAACAACAATTCCGTTTCAAGTTTATGAAATTAAAGACAAAAACAATTATAAACGTTATAAATCTTTAACAAGTGGAACAATTGACAGTACAACAATAAACAAAGCGGCATTATTACAAAAGAAATCATTAGTTGAATTACAAGATACAGACTTGCACCAACTTTTAGAACGTCCAAATCCCGGTCAATCTTGGAATTCGTTTCTAACTGAAGCAATTTCATTTGGTAAATTAACGGGAAACAGATATATTTATGGAATTGGGCCGGATTCAGGGCCGAAGCAAGGTAAATTTACTGAAATGTATGTAATGCCTTCGCAAGTAATGGAAATTGTTTCGGGCGGTATTATGGAACCGGTAAAGAGTTACAAGGTTAATTATAACGGGAATTTTGAAGTTCCCGCGTCTGAAATATGCCATATAAAAGATTTTAACCCGTATTATGATGGAACGGGTTCGCATTTATACGGACAATCGCCATTGCGTGCCGGATTACGTTCATTAACAACAAACAATGAAGCGGTTCAGACGGGAGTTAAATATTTACAGAACCAAACGGCCCGAGGATTATTAATGTCTGAAGAGGGTGATTTAAATGAAGTGCAAGCGCAACAATTAAAAGATAAATTCAGAAGGCAATTCCAAGGCTCTGAAAATGCCGGTGATGTTATTATAACACCAAAGAAATTATCGTGGGTTAACTTTGGTTTAAATGCTGCGGATATATCTTTAATCGAACAATATAATGCATCGGTAAAGGATTTATGTAATGTTTACAATGTACCCGTTCAATTATTAAACAATACTGATTCAAGTTCTTACAACAATATGCGTGAAGCTAAAAAGGCTTTATATCAAAACGCCGTTATTCCTGAATTGCTTAAAATAAAAGACGAATTGAATCGTTGGTTGGCCCCAAAATACGGGAATGTCTGTATTGAGTTTGATTTTACTGTTATTCCTGAACTACAAGAAGAAACGGACAAAGTAGTTGACCAATTATTGAAGGCGTGGTGGTTAACACCAAACGAAAAACGTTCTGTAATGTATTACGGGGTTGATGAAGAAAATGAAATATTAAATGATTATTTTATTCCGGCTAATTTAATCCCGGTGAACTCTAATCAAATCGATGAACCGGTTAAACCTATTGATGTTGATGTAAATAAGTTTTTAAAACAAACTGAAACACCTAAACAAGAAATAAAAGGAATTAAGGTTGCAACGTATGAAGATAAACAGAAATAAGTGGCAAACCGCATTTGAAAAGGAATTAGACAAAGCAGAAAAGCGCCAATTATCAAAAGTAAAGCGATACTATAAAAGCGAATATGATAAAGGCGTTGTTTCTTTTTTAGCTGAAGGCCAAACGAATTTTCAATTGTTATTTGATAACAAAGAATTACTAAATATTTACCGAGATTTATATTCAGATATTGGATTGCAGTTTGCAAAATGGTATGCAAAGAATTATGATAAATATTTATCTAAAGGCGTAAATCCTTCAGAATATGTTGGTGAATGGACAAATAAATTTGCTTCATTTGGTTCAGCGGTTGGAGCGCAACGCGTGACTTTAGTTTCGGGAACTGCAAAACAAACACTTATTAAAGTAACGCAAAATTTAATGCGCGACCCTGAATTTATGACTTTAGGGAATACAGAAAAAGGACGTATTTTAAAAAGCCAATTCAATAGATATTCACAATATCAATCGGAACGTTTAGTTCGAACGGAAGCAACCAACGCCGCTAACTTTGCGACTATGGAATCGGCAACAACTATATTTCCGGGCGCACAAATGAAAAAAGAATGGATTGCATCGTTTGATGACAGAACGCGAAGCACGCATTCAGAAGCGGGTGCAAGTGAACCAATACCGTATAATGATGCGTTTATGGTTGGCGGTTCTTTAATGATGTACCCGGGCGACCCAAGCGGGCCGGCTGCTGAAGTTATTAATTGCCGTTGTAGTGTTGCACCATTTCCGGTGAAAGGAGCGCAAGCGGTTAGCGAAATAACAGATATAAATTTTGGAATAGGTGGCGCAGCTTCAACCGGGTTTGGTTTGGCTGATGTTGCTTCGGCTATTAGTTCAACGTTGGTTGGTGCCGCTGAAAATATTGTTGAAGGCGCAGCGAAAACAGTTAAGGAAGCAAAGAAAATGTTATTTGATTTGTTTGAACGTAATAATTTTAAAATTGATAAAGTTTCAATGGCGCGTTCATTGAGTGTAGAACAATATAATCAAAGATTAATTCAATTGGAAAAATTATTTAATGAATATAATTTTCGAGATGAAATGAATTCTATTCGTTCTATAAAATTATTAAATAAATCTTCCGATTCAAGTTATGGTTGGATTGGAAATAGGTCATTTGATGGTGCATTAAGTGAAATAAATTTAGGTGATATTAGCGACCCTTATTATGCAAGACAATTAAGTAAAAGCATTCAAAAATTTGTAAGAAGGTCAAAATCCGTTGTTGATGAATCAAATATTAACTATGCAACTTTAGTTCACGAAATGGGCCACGTTTTAGCAAGGTATCAAATACGAGGACAAGCAAAGTTTTTTGATGAATTAAAACTGTTAAGAACGCAGTATAATAGTGAAATATTAAAATATTCAAAAAATAATAATTACAAATCATTTAATGAAATATTTTTAGGAAAGTATTCGCAAGTTAATTTAAATGAATTTATGGCCGAATCATTTACTGAATATAAATTACATTCAAATCCTTCAAAATATGCCAAATTAGTTGGTGAATTGATTGATAAATATTACAAAAATTAAATTATGAGTCCAAACCCTGAAGATTTTATTTGTTTTAAATGCAAACATTTTAGAGAAATATTAGGCGGATGCGATGCTTTTCCTGAAGATATTCCTTTTGGTATGGGCGTATTGTTTCAGCACGATAAACCATTGGCCGAACAAAAGAATGATATTGTTTTCGAACCACTTGAATCAAATTAAAACTAAAAATCAAAAACCGTATATTTACAAAAATTTTTTTTATGAATCAAATTCTTTACAAAGCGGCCCCAATCAATGAATTAATTGATGCGGATGAAAACGCCGGAATTATTAAAGGTTACGGAAGTATCTTTGGAAACAAAGATTCCGATAATGATATTATAACTAAAGGCGCTTATAAAAAAACAATAGCCGAAAACGGTGAACGTGTTAAGTACTTATATCAACACGATATGAACCAACCAATCGGGAAAATGCTCGAATTGTATGAAGATGATAAAGGTTTGGTGTTTGTTGCGCAAATTGCAAAAACTCAATTAGGAAAAGACGTTGTGGAATTAATGAAATCCGGCGTAATTACTGAAAATAGTGTTGGAATTTTACCAATCCAAGGTAAAGACCGAGGCGATTATCGCGAAATTAATGAAGTTAAACTTTATGAAATTAGTGCGGTTACATTAGCAGCAAACGACCAAGCAAAAATATTAGATGTTAAAGGAAACGTGGATTTGGATAAACTTTCAAAGCGCTACGATAATTTAGCAAAATTATTAAAAAAAGGACAAATTTCGGATGATATGGGTTTTGCCATTGAAGCGGAAATTTTAAAATTGAAATCATTATTTATTGAATTCACAAAGCCGGTTGATAAAATCACTTTGCCGAATATTGAAGTAAAAAACAATGATTCTGAAGTGTATAAATATTTAATTAACTCGTTAAAAAACTAAAAATGGACGAAAATTTAAAAAACCAATTAGACCAATTGAACAATGCAATTGATTCTAAAATTGAAAAATCAAACAAATTACAAAGTGAAGATGTTTTAAAAGCAAACGAAATTGTAAAAGGTAAAATTACTGAAATCACTAACAAATTCAATGAGCGTATCGACGCAATGGAAGTTTCAAACAAGAAACATTTCAGCGCTTCAAAAAGAATGTCTTTCAAAGGCGCTTTAAACGAAGCAATTGAAAACGGTGCAATCGAAGGAATATCAAAAGGAAATTCAAGAAGTGCATCTTTTGAAATTAAAGCTGATATGACTGTTGGTGCTGATTTTACGGGTGAAGTTATACCGGCTGACAGAGTAGCGGGATATAAATTTGACCCAACAAGACCGGTTCACATTAGACAACTTTTAGCAATGGGTTCAACTCAAAGCGATGTTGTAAGATTTGTAAAAGAATCAGGATATAGTAATGGAGCGGCTCCAACTGCTGAAGGTGTTACATTGACACAATCTGATTTCGATATGACTGCAAGTGATGCAAACGTGAGAAAAATCGGAACTTACTTCAGAATTTCTGAAGAAATGTTGGCTGATACGCCACAATTAACTTCTTACCTTTCAGCGCGTGCGCCGGAAAAATTATTAGAAGTTGAAGATACTCAAATCTTAAGTGGTGCGGGTACGGGTGCGCAATTAAGCGGAATTATCGGTGATGCTGCTGATTTTGCTGCGGGTTCTTTAGCGGGAACAGTTGAAAGCGCAAATGAATTTGATGTAATTGTTGCTTCATTAAATCAATTAGCTTTATCAAACTATAACGCTGATACTATTTTATTAAATCCAAGTGATTTTCATAAAATCTTATTATTAAAAGATACTACAAACAACTACATTAAAGACCAAGTTTATGGCGGTTTACAACCTTCATTTATGGGTGTTAAAGTTGTTTTAAATACTGCAATTTCTGCGGGTACATTCTTAATCGGAAACTTCGCAGTTGGAACACAACTTTGGGTTCGTGATGGCGTAAATGTTGAATTCTTTAGAGAGGATGGAACAAACGTAAGAGATGGATTCGTAACAGTTAGAGTATCTGAAAGAGTAGCATTAACAAACTATTTACCAAATGCGTTTGTAAATGGAACTTTTACAGTTGCAAAAGCGGCTTTAGAAACTGCATAATTATTAAAATTTTATATTTTGAAGGGCCTGAATTAATTTTCGGGCCTTTTTTTTTGCCCTTTATTTATAGGGGTTTCAGAACTAAATGAAAAAAAACTTTAAAATAAAAGTGAAAATATTTTTTTAATTCAATAATGCGTTATATATTTGTATTGTCAATAAGGCACAACAAAACAAAAACAAATATTATGACAACTCAATTTTTAGAATTAGCATCGTTAAAAGGATTACAAAACATTAAAGTAATTGAAAAAGATTCAGAATTAACAATAACATTTAATTTAATTTCAAGATGTTCAAAAATGAATAAAATAGGACAATCTTTTAAAAATGCTTTTGGTTCTGAAAAAATTGGATGGGGTGCAAATTGGATTTCTATTATAAAATAAAAACAACCGGGCCGTTTCGGCGGCCCATTTAAAACAAATATTATGACAGTACACACAACGCAATTAGGAAACTCAACTTTTTACATTAACAAAACAGAAGATGGAAGTTATAATTACAACAAAGTGAATGAAAAAATAAACAAAACTTTTCATTACGAAACTGCATTAAAATATTACAAAGCATTAAAGAAATTTAAATAAATATTAACGGGGTGTAAAAACCCCATTTAAAACAAAACAAGATGAAAGGAATTAAAAGAAAAATTATCGCGCAATTAGTAAAACTTAATATTAAGCCTATTAAGACAATTATATTGCCAACGGGTATAATCTGCGAGCATTACGCAAATGGTAACGTAAAAGTTATTTAAAATGGATAATTCAACGCATTTTCAATTCGAATTATCTATTAAATTAAATAGAACCGGAATTCATTCTTTAAATGGTAAAATTATTACGCAAAATTTTACGGTACAAAGAGAATTATTAAACAAAGTTTTTAAGAATCAATATATTTTCGGAACGCCATACAAAAGAGATTTAAAGCAATTGGATTATTTAGTTCAGGGATTTAAAGAAAAAGTTTCTGAAAAGATTAGCGAAGAAATTATGAAGGATATGGGCCGGATTGATTTAATTGTTACAAGGCAAAATCGTTTCGATGAATGGTTGGCAAATACTGAAGTAGCTATAAAAGAAATAGAATAAAATTTGCGTTATGAAAAAAGATTCAACCAAATTATATATAATTCATAAAAGAAAAAGAATTTTTATTCATAGTTTAGCGCAATTAAAAGAAATACAAAATCAAACATTATTTAAAAGGCTAAAAAGAAGCGTTTTAAGAACTTTAAAATTACATTATGAGCAATACACCAAAACATTACGAAAGTGGAACAGATTACGACTTAATAGACGTAATAAAGCATTACGAACTAAACTTTAATTTAGGCAATGTTATAAAATACGTTTGTCGTGCCGGAAAAAAAGAAAATGAAATTCAAGACTTGGAAAAGGCTATTGATTATTTAGAGCGCGAATTGTATTATTTAGAAAACGAAATGAAATATAAAATATAATTATGAACTACTTTGATGATAATAACCCGGTAGATGATAAAGAATTTACTTGCAACGTTTGCAACAAACTAATAGATGAACCCGGCTTTTGTTCTGCAAAATGTTGGCGAAACGATAATTTATAATATTATGGAAAAAAGAATTAAGATTATTTTATTTATGTTATTTATGTTTTTTGGAATTAGGCAACTTTTAATTTTTTGGGATTTATGGGCCGGAATATTTCTTTGCGTTTTAGGTTTAACAATATTTTTCAGTAAAAAAGAAGATGTTTTTTAAAAATTAATTATTAATTTGTTTTGTTAATAGGCCGTTTTCTTTTTTGAAGGCGGTTTTTTTTGTATGTTTACGAAATGGATTTTAACTTAATTGGTTGTATTGCTGAATACAAATTTGGAGTTATGGCAATGGAGCAAGAAATAAACGTTTCTTTTCCGCTTTTAGATGCTTCGCAATACGATTGCATAACCGATTCAAAAAACGGTCTTAAAAAGATTCAAATTAAATCCGCTTCAAGTGATGAAGATGTTGTTCGTTGTTATTTACACCACACAAATAAAAAACCCTATTCAATGGAATCAGTTGACTATTTTGCAATTTGGATTAAATCACACAAAGGTTTTTATATTATTAAAAATAATGGAAAACTTCATTCACTTGTTATTCATAAAGATGGTAAATATTCAAAAAATTTTAATAACTTTGCACTATTGTAATGTTTTACATATTTGTTTTTGTTTAAAAGTGCCGCTATTTATTTAGTGGTACTTTTTTTTTATCTTTACAAAAATTTATATTATGAATATAAAAATTAAACAATCAATTTTACGAAACGGAAAACGATATAATGAAGGCGATAAAATAAATTTGCCTGAAAATATAGCAAAAGTTTGGATTCAAAAAGGTTTGGCCGTTAAAATATCTAAAAAGGTAAATAAATCGAAATTCGAAACAAAGGAATTAAAAGTTGAAAATATAGAAATCAAAGAAGATGCGACAAATTAAAATAAATTCAACATTAGGAAATGAAATATTAACCGGTCAAGATGTAAAAGATTTTGTTCGAATTGATACAACTGCGGATGATAATATCATTACGGCAATGATTTCCCAAGCGCGAATTTGGTCTGAAAACTATATTTCTCGCGATATTGTTTCTAAAAATCGAACTTACTATTTAGATTCTACAAATGGGCTTTTTGATTTACCATTTGGCCCGGTTTCAAGTATTGTTGAAATTACAGTAAATGGAATTGTTACAAATGATTATGAAATTTTAGGTTTAGACAATGAAACGATTGAATTGGACGGTGGTTCGGCTGAACGTGTTAAAATAACATATATAACGGCGGGAATAAATGATTCGTTAGTAAAACAAGCGATGTTGCAATTGATTTCAACGTATTATGATAACCGCGCCGATTTTATTGAAGGCGCTTCAAAAGGTATTGGAAAAAATGTTGAAACTCCAACATCTTCAAGAACAATATTAACATCATATAAAGCAATGTTTCTATAAAATGCAAAGCGGAAAACTAAATTCAAAGATTACAATTAAAAGATTAGTTAAAACCGATGATGGTTTTGGTGGTTTCAATTCTACTTTGTCGGATGTTGCATCTGTTTGGTGCGATTTAAAGCAAATTAGCGGTGGAATAAGCGACAATTTTGGTAAACGTGAACACGAAACAAAGATTGAAATTTTAATGCGTAAGAAAACCGCCGATTTAATTATAATAGGCGATATTTTTATTGTTGGTAATGGTTCGCAAAATTACAGAATTAACGAAAAGTTTGATTCTGAATTAGACTTTTTAACAAAGTTAACCGCTACAAAATCACAATAAATGAGCGTAAAAATTAATCAATCGGATTTGGCAAAACTTAAATCAAAGTTGAATAATTTACGCGCTTTTGATAAAAAAACTTTATCTAATGAATTAGGTAAAACGGCATTTGATATTGCAAGAAAAGCAAAACAATCTGCGCCGGTTGATAATGGAACATTAAAACAATCTATTAGAACCGAGTTGAAAGGAAAAACCGTTGAAGTTATAGCGGGCGCGCATTATGCACCATATATTGAATTCGGAACCGGTGGTCAAGTTAAATTGGATGATATGTTAGAACTTGGAATTCCCGCAAGTTATGCCGAACAATTTAAAGGCAAGGGGTTGAGAAATGTTAATTTACCGGCAAGGCCTTTCTTTTTTAGTTCAGCGCGTGAAGGTTTAAAAAATTTATTAGTTCGATTAAATAACGAATTAAACAAAGCAATAAAATAATATATATATATGTTAGAAGCAATTCATTTATTAAGGCGCGGAATTATTGCAAAATTAAACAATGCAATTACTTTAAACGGTTCAATTGTACCGGTTTACAATAGAATTCCAACCGATGCAGTTTATCCAATGATTAGGGTTTACGGCGTTTCAACTAATGAAACAGAAGAAAATCAAACTTCATTTATTACAGAAACAACAACGAGAATTGAATGTATTACAAGATTTTATTCGGATGATGGCGGTGAATTGGATGTTAATTTAATGGTTTCACAATGTTTAAATTTAATTAGAACGCGTTCAAGTGGTTACGTTGATTTAATTTCAGACGGTTTCAAAGTTTTTACTTCAGTAAGTGAAGGCGTTAAATACCTACAAGATGATTTGAGCGATTATACATATTTTAGGGCGATTATAGAAATATCGAACAAAATAGAACAAATAAATTAACCAAAATGAGTAATAACGATTTGAAATTAGCCTTTATAAATGCCCTAACGTTTGGAATTAGTTTTTCCGCAATTGAAAACAGTTTGAAAATTATACTTTTATTGGCTTCTATTATATACACTTTTCAAAAAATAATAGAATCACATAAAAAAAAGAAATTAAAAGAAAACGAAAAGTAAATGAAATTAACTTGTAATTTTTCAATGTCTGAATTTGAATGCAATTGCGGATGCAAAATGCCTGAAGATGTAAAATCAAATATTATTGAATTAGCTAATAATTTACAAGTTTTAAGAGATTTTTTAAATATGCCTATTAAAATAACAAATGCATTCCGTTGTGAATCAAAAAATAATAGTGTTAACGGCGTTAAAAATTCGCAGCATTTGGTGGGTAAAGCAGCGGATTTACAAGTGTTTCAATTATCACCTAATGAAGTAGCGGATGCGGTTAGTGAATTAATGGAAAAGAATTTATTAAAAATGGGCGGATTGGGCCGTTACAATTCATTTACCCACATTGATATAAGAGGAAACAAGGCCCGTTGGGGTTTAAAAAAATAATTATGGGCGATTATAAAGATAAAAAAGGAACAACACGAATTGGCGATGCATTGCGTTGGTTGGTTAAACAAGGAAAAAGCGTTGCGCCTGAAATTCTTACAATTGCCGGTAATATTTCCGGGATTAAATCATTAGAATCGTTGGCTAATAAAATAAAAAACGATGATAGTATTGATTCAAAAGATAAAGAATTATTATTAAAAGAATTGGAATTGGATATGTTGGAAATGAATGAAGTTTCTAAACGTTGGGAATCCGATAACAAAACAGATAGTTTTTTAACTCAAAATATAAGGCCTTTAACGTTGGCATTCTTAACGTTAACCCTATTTATCTACATTATATTAGATAGTTCTTTAAATAGCTTTAAAATCAGCGAAAAGTGGATTGATTTATTAAGTTCATTATTACTTTTGGTTTATGGTGGTTATTTTGGCGCACGTTCTGCTGAAAAAATTGTAAAGAGTTGGAAAAAGTAAATATTTACTTATAATTTAGATTTAATTTTCGATTATTTATATTTTTGTATTTTTGTGATAAATAAAAATTTATTATGGGTTCAAATTTATATAATACAAGTGAGTTTCAAAAATTATCATTTGGTGATAAAGGTTTAAGAGTTTTAGCAAGCGGTAGTACTTCGGTTGTAGGTGAAAACTTTTGCGCTATTCAATCATTAGAATCGTCAGTAATTAGCTGCGATATTGATACCGTTGGGGGTGATGCTTTAATTACTTCTTTAGCATTAGGCGCCGGCGTTGTTATTTATGGAAATTTTGATGATATTACTGTTACAAGTGGAAAAATTATTTCTTATTTAAGATAAAAAATCTATGATTGGATTAGGTTTAAAAATACAAGTAAACACTTCTATTGAAAATAAAATAGAAGTGTTATTGGATGCACTACAAGCAAGAGCAACTTATTACGAAAATATAACTTGTACAACTGCAACATTAACCGCTTTAGAAAACATAGTATAAAATGGCAAATTTATTAGACGAAGCATCGATATTACTTACACCTACCGCTTACGATAACGGTAGTATGTTAGCGGTTAAACCTGAAAACGGAGATGGCGATTTCACTTTCTCACGTAATTCAGCAGCTACAAGAGTAAACGCACAAGGTTTAGTTGAAAATGTACAAATACTTTCAAGTAATTTAGTATCAAATGGTAACTTTTCACAAGAGGGTGTTCAAGAGGTTTCTAATGGTTCTTTTAGTCAAGAGGGTGCGGAATTAATTACCAACGGAGATTTTGCTACTGATGCGGATTGGCTATTAGAAAATGGAGCAGTAATAAATAATGGAAGTGTAAATTTATTAGGTAACAATTCAAGATTTAGACAAACACCATTAATTTCGGGTAAAAGTTATAAACTTGTTTATGAAGTTATTTCAACTGATGGAGGCTCTTTTAGGTTTCAAGATGGTGTAACGGCTTTTATTGATGTACCTCAAACAATTGGTATTCATACTTATTATTTTAAATCAACAGGCGACAGAGTACAATTCCAAGCTACGAGCGCAATCGATGCAAGAATAGACAACGTAAGCGTTAAAGAAGTCGGTCAAGATTGGACTTTAGGTACTGGGTGGAGTATTGGAGAGAATAAGGCGATGCATAGTGGAACTGTTGCTGGAAACCTAACACAAAATACTTTTACGAGTGGTAAAAGTTATAAGGTAAAATGGACACAAACGGGTGGAAAGTTTATTAGTGTTTATGGAGATGGGCTTTCTTCTTTAATATCTAATTCTGATACTAATAAAGATTATACAGTTTATTTTAATTCAGTATCGGGCGGTAATATATCTTTTAGAACTAATGTAGATGGTGCTGAAGTCACAAACATCTCGGTTAAAGAAGTTGGGCAAGATTGGACATTGGGAACGGGTTTTAGTATTGGAAATAATAATGCTATTTTAACAAATGGTACAGATAGTACATATCAAATATTTCAAGGTATAAGTGGGTTAAATACAAAAAGATTAAAAGTTACTTTTGATATTTCAAACTTTAGTGGAAGTGCAGAGATTAGGTATCCATTAAGGTACAATATTACTGCTAATGGTAGTTATTCTTTTGAGGGTATAGGAGATTTTGATAGATTACAATTTCAAGCGAAAAGCGGTGCAACTACATCTTTTGAAATAACAAACATATCAGTATTAGAAATAACAGACGATACTAACCTCCCAAGAATCAACTACGAGGGTTTTAGTTACCAAGATTCTTTAGGGAGTGAGGAAATTGTAAATGGAGATTTTGCTACTGATAGTGGATGGGTAAAAGGAACAAATATTACCATCTCAAATGGTAGTGCAGTATTTACTGATGTAACGCCTTATGCTGAATTAATACAAAATTCAGTTTTTACAATCGGTAAAACGTATAAAATTAATTTTACTGTAAGTGGTTTTAACGGAGGCTCTGTTTTAGTGCAAGAACGACCAAATGTAAATCCACAAATAACAGTAATTAATGCGTCAAATGATTATTCTATTTTATATACGGCACAAACAACTACAGGTATTACTTTTAAAACTGTTAGTGGTACTGTTAGTATGAATTTAGACAACGTATCTGTAAAAGAGTATTTAGGTCAAGAAGTAGTACCTAATAGTGGATGCGGAAGTTGGTTATTAGAACCGCAGTCTACGAATTTAATAACTTATTCAGAAGCGTTTGACAATGCTTATTGGACTAAAAGTGGTGCAAGTGTTGTAAGTGGTTTTGTTTCGCCAAGTGGAGATTTAAATGCTTTTAAATTGGTTGAGGACACGAGTACGGGAGGACATAATATAAATAAATCAATAACAGTTACAGCGGGGGCAGTTTCATTAAGTGTTAGAGCAAAAGCGGGAGAACGTGATTGGATTTTATTAAGAGATACGCAAAGCAATAGTGGAAGATATTTTGATTTAACAAATGGAGTGGTTGGAAGCGTACAAGGTACAACACCTTTAAGTTCTAGTATAAAACCGCTTACAGGCGGTTGGTATGATATTTCTATAACTGTAACAGCCCCCGCAACTACTACTTCAGCTTATGTTTACGTTACAAATGCAGATGCAACTTTATCACACACAGGAAACGGAACATCAGGCATTTACATCTACGGCGCACAATTAGAACAAAATTCTTACCCAACCTCATACATCCCAACTTCAGGAGCAATTTCCACAAGGTTACAAGATATAGCGAACAATAGCGGAAATGCAAGTTTGATAAATTCAGAAGAGGGAACATTCTATGCGGAGATTAGTGCGTTGAGTGATGATGGAACTTATAGAAATATTGCATTATCAGATGGGAGTTTAACAAATAGAATTTTGCTTCAATATACACCTAATGCAAATCAAATAAATATTGTTATTGTTTTTAGTGGTGGTCAATATTCATTAAATCATACTGTTTCAAATGTAACAGAGTTTAATAAAATTGCTATAAAATATAAAGCTGGAGACAATGCTCTTTGGATTAATGGCCTTGAAGTAGATACAGATACAAATACACTTCTTCCATCTTCATTAAATACATTATCGTTTGATAACACAATAGGAGATACGCTTTATTCTAAAACAAAAGCACTTGCAGTTTACAAAACCGCTTTAACAGACGCAAGTTTAAGAAGCCTTACATATCCACCTGCAGTAGCAACAACGTTTGATTTAAACTTTAACACAATAGCAGAAGACTTTACTTTTACGAGGGGTTCTGAGGCTACATTTGTTAATGCACAAGGATTAATACAAAGTACTAATGAGATAGGTTCGGAATTGGTTACTAATGGAGATTTTGCTACGGATAGTGATTGGACTTTAGGTACGGGTGTTACGATTAGTGGGGGTAAAGCAAATTGGACAAATACTATTAATAATGTAGGTGTTCAACAAATCGGAATAGTGACAAGTGGTAAAAATTACAAAGTGATATTTACTGTTTCTAATTATTCTAGCGGTTCTGTACGTTTAAGATTTCCTTCAATAAACGAAAGAGTAACATCAAATGGAACTTATACATATTATATAAATGCTACTGATACTAATTTATTTATACAAGGGGAAACTAATGGAGATGCTAATGTAAATTTATCAATAGACAACGTCTCGGTTAAAGAACACATAACTGCAAC